CTACTTGTTGCGGTTGCGGAAAAGACCCCAAAAACCCGTAAACCGAAAGTAGTAGAGGCTTAATATGTCCCAAACGATGCTTCAAATGGTGCAACAGACCGCAGCCGAGTTAAACTTGGCTGTACCATCTTTTGTAGTCGGCAATACATCGCAAGATGTGCAGCAAATTCTTGCTTTGATGAATGGTGCTGGTTATGACTTGCTAAAAGAATATGATTGGCAAGCACTCCAAGTGCAGTATCGTTTTTACACACAATCTTTAACTGCTAATGCCACAACTGTTAATGGTTCTACTACATTAACTTTTGAGGCAGGCACAGATTTAAGCGGTGTTACAAGCCAATGGCAATTAACTGGCTATAACATCCCTCAAGACACTTATGTTGTAAGTGCAAATAACACTACTAAAGTAGTAGTAATGAGTCAATATGCTACAGGCAATGGAGTGCAATCAGTAGTATGCGCCCAAACTGCTTATGACCTTCCTGCTGACTTTGAAACAATTACTAACAGAACCCATTGGGACAAATCTAAGCATTGGGAAATGTTAGGGCCAGAAGATGCACAACAATGGCAATGGCTAAAGTCTGGTTATATTTCTACAGGCCCAAGAGTGCGCTGGAGAATACTAGATAATCAATTCCAAATATGGCCTGTTATGAATACCCAAGAGTATTTGGGTTGGGAATACAGGTCAAAAGGTTGGGCAAGAAGTGCTGCTGGCGCAGTTAAGAATAGCTTTACTGCTGACTCAGATACAACTGTTTTTGATGACCGCTTAATGGTTTTGTTTACCAAAATGAAATATTGGGGCATTAAAGGCTTTGATACTACCGTTGTTTCTCAAGACTATCAGCGTGTATTGACTATTGCTAAAGCTAACGACAAAGGCGCACCTAACCTATCATTTGCACCGTATCCAAGCAAAGTGCTTATTGGCTACGCTAATATTCCAGATACAGGCTATGGTTCGTAATGCTATTACAACGCCCTAAACAAAACACAGCTAAAACGGCTTCTGTACCAGCACCTATTGGTGGCTGGAACGCTAGGGATTCCCTTGCAAATATGAGTCCTACTGACGCTGTTCAGTTAGTCAACTGGTTTCCTACGCCTACTGATGTCACTATGCGTAAAGGTTATACAGTAGGTTCTATTTTAACTACCTCTACAGGTGTTAAAACTATTAGTAGTATTACTTATGTAAACACTACAGCTACTTTAACAACTGCTACAGCACATGGTTTAGCTACAGGTGCTTATGTGTCTATTACAGGAACAACACCTGCTGCATATAGCGGTGTATTTAAGATTACTGTTACAAGCACTACTGTTTTTACCTACACAATGGCAAGCGCCCCTGCTGGTAATGCTACTGTAGTAGGAACATATTTAAACCAGGCTACTACCCCTATAAACACTTTGATGAATTACACCGAAACCAGTAGTTATAAGCTATTTGGTGCGGCAGGTACAGACATTTGGGAAACTAAAGCTAACCCTGCTGTTAAAGTATTTAGTGGTATTACTAGCGATAAATTGCAATCAGTCAATATAACTAACACCGCAGGTAAGTTTTTAGTAGCTTGTAATGGTGTAGACCCTGTAATGATTTATGACGGTACTGCATGGTTTTATGTAGCTACAACCACTACTGCACAAACAATTTCAAGTATCACAAGGGGTGGAACAGGCAATTTAACAGCTACACTTACTACTGCTTCTGCACATGGTTTGGTAACAGGTAATCGAGTTACTATTTCTGGTGCTACTGAAGCCAATTACAACGGCACTTATGTTATTACAGTTACTGGGGCAAGTGTTTTTACTTACACAATGGCTACTGCACCTGCCGCAAATGCAACTGTTGTAGGAACTTATACAACTATTGGTATAACTGGCGTAAACAGCAATACATTTGTTAATGTCAATTTGTTTAAAAATAGACTGTATTTCACACAAAAAGATACTTTAGCTTGTTGGTATTTACCTGTAGATTCTATTGGTGGCGCAGCATCACCCCTTTATTTTGGTTCTATTGCCCGTAATTCTGGCTATTTACAAGCTATGGGTACATGGACTATTGATGCTGGTCAAGGCGCTGATGATTATGCGGTCTTTGTAACCAGTATGGGTGAAGTCATTGTTTACAATGGTACAGACCCTAGTTCTGCTACAACTTGGGCTTTAAAAGGCGTATGGCAATTAGGTCAAACTTTTAGCCGTAGATGCTTTTATAAATATGGTGGCGATTTACTGTTATTGACGCAAGATGGTTTAGTGCCTTTGGCTTCTGCGTTGCAATCATCCCGTTTAGACCCTAGAGTAAACCTTACAGATAAGATTTATTTTGCAGTTTCTCAAGCTGCAACCCTTTATTACAATCAATTTGGTTGGCAAATCAACTATTTTGCTAGTGAAAATATGTTGATATTAAACATACCAATTTCTAACGGAATAGAACAATATGTAATGCACACCATTACAAAGGCTTGGGCTAGATTTACCAATATTCAAGGATATTGCTGGGAAGTAACAGGCGATGCCAATATGAACTTTGGAAGTAATGGATTTGTAGGTTCTTTTTATTCTGCTGCGGCAGACGATGGTGGCAATATTACTGCAACTGCACAACAAGCATATAGCTATTTTGACTCGCCAGGACAGTTAAAACGATTTACTATGGTAAGACCAATACTACAGTCTACAGGTGGCGTACCAGCCGTTTTATGCGGTATTAGCGTGGATTTTGACACTCAATCTCAATTAGGTGCTGTTTCATTTAACCCTACTACTCAAACAGAAGGTATTTGGGATACAGCAAAATGGGATGGCAATGTATGGGCTGGTGGACTAATTACTACTAAGATTTGGCAAGGTGTTACAGGAATAGGCTATACAGGCTCTGTAAACCTTAATGCCGCAAGCAGAAATATTGAATTGCATTGGGCTTCTACCGATTATGTAATGGAGGCTGGAGGCGTTGTTTGATATTACTTAATCAGCAAAGTCTTAAAGATTGGGCTATTAAACATAAAATGCCCACTCCGCAAGATGCGCATTATTTAGGTCAAGTATTAGATGGACAGATTAGGGCAGTAGTAGTTTATTGTGGTTTTTACGGCAAATCTTGCATGATTCATGTGGGGTCAGAAGGACAGCATTGGGCAACTAAAGACTTTCTCAAAGAAGTTTTTAATTACCCGTTTAACACCTTGAAATTAAAGGTTATAATTGGCACAGTTGCAGGGAGTAATACAAAAGCCCTAAGACTAGACCGACACCTTGGTTTCAAAGATGTTGCTACTATCCCTGACGCACATGACGATGGGGATTTGGTCATTTTAGAAATGCGCCCAGAATATTGTAAATGGGCATGAGGAGATAGTAATGGGTGCAGGTTCAACATTTACGCAAGGTGCTAATCCTAATACGGTTAATCCGTATGGCGGTACAACAAGTCCTTATTTTGGTGCTGCACAAGCCCAAACATTAGGCAATCTTGCTGGCGCACAACAAGCAGTTCAAGCTAATCGTGTAAATCAAGTTACCCCTTACGGAAACCTTAATTACACTCAACAAACTGACCAATACGGCAATCCTACATGGACAGCCACACAGTCTTTAAGCCCAGAATTACAAGCCCTTACACAATCTTCATTACAAAATTTACAGTCTAGTCAAGCTAAACCTATGTATGGCATTAATCCTGGAGAAACATACAGCGATGCCATTATGCGTAGATTACAGCCACAAATGGCACAATCCGCAGAATCAAATACGGCTGCTTTAGCAAACCAAGGTATTGTCCCTGGCACACAGGCTTATAACAATGCTATGCGTACATTCCAACAAGGTCAAAACGATTTGCTGACAAGCGCACAAATTGGTGGCATGAATACAGGTTTACAAGCACAACAATTACAGGGTACACAAGCTGGACAAATTAAGTCTTTAGCTACACCTAGCTTTATTAATGCGCCTAGCCAAGCTGCTGTTGCAGGCCCTGATTACATGGGTGCTTTAGCTACTCAAACAAACGCTAATATTGCAGCGCAAAATGCTGCATTAGGTCAAGCTACAGCTAATACTGCTGGATTGTATGGCTTAGGTTCTGCTGGTATTTTAGGTCTTGCTGCTAATCCTGGAATTGTTTCAAGCATTGGAACAGGGCTTGGTAAAGCATACGACTGGTGGAATAGTTAATATGCTAAGAAGTAAACATTCTGGATGGACTTTTGAAGGCACACGCACTCCTTTTGGCGGTGGTGGCTCATGGACAAATCAAGTTGCTAATGACTTTTCTAGTGTTTTAGGAACAAGTGGTAGTGGTGGTGGCATTATTGGTAACACAGAAAATATTATTCAATCAGCAAAAAATGGCAATCCATTAGATGTTACTTCTGCTATTTTAGGAACAGATGGTAAAGGCTTGGGCGCATTAGGTGCTTTAGCACAAACAGATAAATCTGTAAGCACACTTATTCCTGGTGGATGGGCTACTGTAGCACTTATTGCTGCAACTATTGCGTCTGCTGGAACTGCAAGTCCTGCATTAGCCGCAGAACTTGGTGGTGAAGTTGCTGCTGAAGGGGCTTTGGCTGCAGGAAGCGGTGCTGTTGCTGCAAGTAGTGCTGACGCTGCATTTATGGCTGCTGATGCTGCAAATTTGGCTGCAAATGGATATGATGCGGCTACTATTGCTCAAAATTTACAAGCTGGATACGGCATTACTGCTGAACAAGCGGCACAACTTGGTTCTGCGTCTGCATCTGCTTATGCTACTAGCGGTGTTGCTCCAACAGGATTTGAAACTAATGTACCGCCTTCACCAACACCAACAACACCTACTCCTGGTGCAGACGCAGTATTAAATTCACCAACTCAAATTTCAAATTTAACCCCACCTGGCGCTGGTAATTTTGGAACTATTACACCACCTTTAGAAGGTTCTGGTGCTATACCTGGCGCTGGTGCGCTTACTAATGCTAGTGGATTAACTGGTGCAATGCCTGCTGGAGTTATGGTTGGCGATGGAACATTAGGTACAACTATTGGTCAATCTTACATGGCAGCAGCGCCTGGGCAATTTGCTTTAGATGCTTCTGGCGCAGCTATTCCAGCAGG